ACGCAACTGCTGCATGTGGTCCGGGGTGACCATCTCGATCAGGTAGCCGAGCGATTCCCGGCTGATGATCGACAGGATCTCCTCGCAGTCCGACGGCAGCGCCACCCACGACTGGCCGTTGACGAGGGAAACGAACTTGCTGGTCCGCTCCCTGAACCGCCACGGCCTGCTGAACAGGTGCTGCCCCGCCTGATTGACGATCTCGGCGAGGCGTGCGTTGCGCGTCTGCCCCGGCGCGAGCGACGGATAGCCGCCGACGGACAGGATCGCGTGGTTCTTGGCTTCCGAGAAGGTCGGCATCGAATTCCGCCCGGGGGGTTTCCCCCCCGAGCGGGTGAGTTCAAGTCACGAATCAGACATCCGCGTAGAACCACAGGCCCGAACCGACCAACACGTTGACCGTGGTGGTGTTTCCGGCCGTCACCGACCCGAGCGAGATCGCCGCCGGGTAGGTGCTGGTGGCCGCAGCCGGGTTGCCGAACGCGCCAGCGCCGTCGGAGATCGACAGGACGGTGCCCATGACCACGTTGGCCGTGGTCGCGGTCACCTTCGCTGCGACGACTCCTCCGAACTGGACCGTCACTTCGGTGCCGATCCCGCCAGCCTCCGATCCGAGTTCGGTCACCACGCCGATGTAGCCCGGCGTGGAGGTGTTGCCGTCGGCGAGGACGACGCAGGCGAACGGGGTGAGGGACTGCTGGGCGACCGTGGTCGCCGGGTAGACGGCGCTGGTGTGGGCAAACGAGGTCACGACCACGTCGCCGATGGCGAGCGCGGCAGCGGCCTTGTTGATCACGCGGGCCGTGTGGCCGTGCGGCTGGACGCCGACCGGGCCGTTGGTGGGAGCAAGGATCATTGTGTGTGCCTTTCTATTGGGAGATCGTGGGGGCGGCCGGGGCCGCCCCCACGGGGTTCATCACGCGAGGTCGCGCTTGAGCGGGGCGACGATGCCCATGCGCTGGCGGCTGTTGCAGAACAGGTTCCACCAGCAGTCCACCACCTGAACGTAGGTGAAGGGCTGGTTGGGGTGCTTCATCACGTCGTGCTTCGAGAAGTAGCGGCGGCTGTGGTAGATCGGGGTCAGGTAGTTGCCGTTGACCCAGTAGTACCGCGCACCCGGGTCGGTCGCCGCCGTCTCGGTGGCACCAGCGGTGGCGCTTGCCGCAGCATCCAGCGCGCCCGTGGATGATGTGCGTACGGCCGTTCCGGGGAAGATCGCCGCCGTGTCGAGGTTCGAGCAGTACATCAGTTCGATGCCCGAGTACGACGGGTTGTTGTACGCCGGATCCTGATAGGAAACCAGCGTGTCGTTCGACGCCCGCAGCGCCTGCTTGTACTGGTTGATGCCCAGACGCGAGCAGAGGATCATCTGCCGCTGGAGGCTGGGCTTCTCGAAGTACTCCTGCTTGGTGCTGGGGGGCGTGAACTGGACCTTCAGGAACATGTCGTCGAACGCCGTGATGAGGCCACCGCTCTCGGCCGAGTAGGTCGTCGCGGTTTCGTCACGGACGTTGTCGATCCCCGACACGGTCTCGCGGGCCTTGTTGGGCGTCGCGGCCGTGTTGTAGTAGGAGATCTGGTTCGTCCAGCGGTCCTCGCCCGTCGTCGTGGACGACGTGTGGTTGTTGGACAGGTTCATCACGCTGGTCCAGCCCATCGGCGTCGAGCCACGGATGCCGAAGGCGTTGTTGAAGTCCGGCACCTCGGTGATGAACGCGGGCAGCGAGAACGGCAACTTGCCGCCCGAGCCCTCCATCTCCGCGAAGTTCCCGAACGGCGTCCGCCACAGGTCGTCCTCGAAGCCGTTGAGCAGCGAGGTCCACATCCGCTGCTCCTTCTGCCGCTTCAGGCGCTTGTACTGCGCCTTGACGTAGTCGCGCCCGGCACCCTCGCCGGAGTTCAGTTCGACCTCGTGGTCGGTCCACGACATGTGGTCGATCGAGAAGCGCCACGGGCACTTGATCGTGTCCAGCACCTGCGCGTTGCGCCAGTTGAACGTGTCGTTCGGCAGGTAGTGGTCGTAGGTGGACGAGTCATCGAACATGATGACATCGCGGATCTCGTTGCCGCCCTGAATGGTGGCCTCCGAGGTCTTGTCCTTGAGGAGCCGCGAGAACGCATAGGTGTTCTTGACGGCCTCGTTGATGACGGCATCGGCCGAGGTCAGGTAGGTCGGCCCGGTGGCCGCCATGAAGTCATTGAAGGTCTGGAGGGGAGTCCCTGCCATTGGAGTTTCACTTTCTTGTCAACCGCACTGCCTCGTCCCGGGTCTTGCCCTCCAGAAGCGCATCGAGGATCGCGTCCTCGGCATCGAACGGCGTCTTCGGGCGCTCCGAGCGAGACACGCCGCGAACGGCGGTCGGCTGCGTTGCCTTCCGTGCCTGTGCCGGGGATGCGACCTGTCCTGCGAGGCTGGAGAACGCCTCCTGAGCGAGGTGCATGACGGTGGGGTAGGTTCCGGGTTTCGATGCCCCGAGGCGGTCCATCTCGGCGATCACGGCTTCCCGCGTGGGGGACTTGCCCCCGTACTGGGCCGTGAACCACGAGACGGCTGAATCCACCTGAGACATCAACGATTGCTCCGCCGCCTTCTGCTGCGCGGTGCGGAGTTCGGCGAGTTCGGCACGCATCGCCTTGAGGGGCTTTGCGGCTTCCTCGCCAAGCAGTTCCGTGACCTCGGAGAACGGGTCTTCCGCCTCTTGGGACTCGGCCTTCGGCTTCGAGGGTTCGGCGTCGTCAACGTCGTCCTCGATGTCGTCGTCCTCGCCCGGCGGCTCCGTGCCTGCCTTGGCCTTCAACTGCTTCTCCAACTCGGCCATCTTCTTGCCGTAGCCATCGACATCCTTCTGCCGCTTGGAAGCCTTGTCGGCCCAAGCGCGGAGGGTTGCGTCGTCGGCGGACATGATGACCTGCTCGGGCACGCCGTCCCTCTTCAGGACGCCTGCCCACTTCTCCCGGTCGGGCGACGCGATGGTCGCCACCGGGATCTCATCGCGTGGTTCGACGGGGGCAGGAGCCTCATCGGGCTCCTCGATCGCCTCCGGTTCGTCGTCACGCGACAGCAGCCGATCAAGAATGGCGTCGTCGTGATCGACGGCGCTGGCCTTGTCGGCCACGATGGGGTTCGCCTCGGCTGGTGCCTCGGCCTCGATGACGTTGGGTTCACTCATGGTGTCCTAGTCCTTCTCAAATCCATGCTGTGCCATGACGTTGCGCTCATGGCGGCGCGACTCGATGATGGGCTTGCCCTGACGGTTCGTCCTGCACCCGGGCAAGCGCCGGGGAAGGGCGTTGGAGACGTACGGGTACTGCGACCTGTTCGTCGCCGAATCGACCTGAAATGCGGAGATGAGCCGCGTCAGACGCACACCATCGACCTCGACGGTTGATCCGATCGCTGGCGCAGCGGCCATCGAGAAGTGCCTCTCGACCACGCGCCCCGTGGCCTCGTCGCGGAAAGCATAAATCGGCATCGCTACTTTCCCCTGTTTCTTCCAAGAACTTGTGCAATCGACTCGGACGGCGACTTGCCGCCCTGTGGTGCAGACACCACAGGCTGCTGCTGCATCTGCTGCACCTTCTGGTCGTCGATCATGTCGGCGAGGTTTGGGATGTTCATGGCGTCGCCGACGATCGACATGACTTCCTTCCACTTGACGTGGGGGCTCGCCACCACCGCCTGCGACAGCGTCCCCACCAGTTGCAGGAGTTCCATCGCCCGCTTCTGCATGACGATGTCGGATACCCGCTCCATGCTCATCACGTCGATGTCGATGTCGAGGTCGTCGAACAGCCCGACCATCGCCCGTGGGCTGAAGATCGGCTCCGGCTCACGCATGATCACCATACCGTCCTCGCCGAGCGGGAACGTCACCTTCTGGTCGTGGAACAGGAACCACGCCACGTTCCTCATCACCTCGTTCACCTGCTCGCTGAACTGGCGCTTCAGGTGCGCCATCCGCAGGCCGCTGGCGCTCTCGGCGATCGAGATCTCCGTCGCCGTCGCCTGACCCGTCACGTTCCCGCGCATGGCGTCGTGGATGCCGCTGACGCGGTCGAGCCTGTCCTGCGCCATCCCCGAGTACTGCACCTGCTGGGCCGTGATCCCGCCAACCTCAAACGGCACCACCTGCGTGGGGTCGATGCCGTCGGCAAGCACGACATAGAGGTCGTCCCTGTCACGCAAGTCCTGAGCCAACTTGGAGTTACGGCTGTCAACGGCCACCACGCGCTTGTATGCGCTCGCCGAGTACCGCATCGAGCGAAGGTGCGCGTTGACATCGTCCATCTGCGGCACGATGCACACGATCGGCGACAGCGGGTACGGGTCGTCCGGCACCGTGTACGCCCCGAAGACCGTGTACGGACCCGTCCTCGGCCCCCAGTAGGGGCGCGGCGCACGCACGAACCCGACGTTCGCCGCCTCGCCCTTCGCCTGCCCCTTCAGCATGGTGTAGATCGTGCCGTTGAACATCGAGAGCCCGGTCGCCTCGTCCACCTCCTCCGAGTCCTCGTCCCTCACCTCCGGCACGAAGACCTCGTAGACGACCAGTTCCTTGCGGTCGGGGATCTCGCGCTTGCGGCCCTCGTCCGCCCGGACCTCGTCAACGCCCGCGTTCTCGCCGATGGCGACGATCGCGTCCATGTCCCAGCCCTCCTCGCGCTGGGCCTGCTCGACGAGATCGTCCTTGTCCACCACCCAGCAATGGCCCATGTACCGAACGTCCTCGACGTTCGACGCCGCCGGGTCCATGAAGAACCTGTCCGGGCTGATGCGGTAGACGCGAGGAAGCCACGGATCCTGACCGTCAGGCGACCTGTAGCCCTTGCGGGGCTCGTTCACCACCATCGCCACGCCATACCCAAGCAGCATGTCGGTGGCGATCCGCTCCAGCGTGTTGCGGAGTTTGGTCATCTTCGTCCAGCGGTTCAGGCCGACCTGAAGCACGCCAGCCGTCAACGACTGCGACACCGGACGGGAGGACCGCACCCGGACCTTCGGCGAGTCGTGGATGATCCTCGGCAGGATCAGCGACACGTACTCATGCACGAAGTTCTCCGGGTCGTCCTGCCCGTCCGCCGTCCCACGGAACGCAGGCCCGTGGTACCGCTCGATCAGACGCCGCCACTCCGTGAGGTGCTGGTCGCGGAAATCCTCCGCAGCCTCCACCTCCCGCATCAACGAACGAAGATCGAGCCGCAGCATCGTCAGCGCCCCTTCCTTCCGCCACCCATGCCACCGCCCATGCCGCCGCCCTTGCCACCGCCCATCCCGCCGCCGTGGCCGTAGCGGCTACCTGCCGACTTTCCGCCTCGGGAACGGGGGGACGACTTCATCGACTTCTTCTTGCTTCCGTACATGGCTCTCTTCCTTCGCGGGCTGCGCCCGCACCTTGGGTTCCTCAAGCACCAGCGCACGCAACGCCCTCGCGTCCGCGCCGCTGCACACGAACCGATCGCGGTCGCCGACGAACACGACGATCGCGTCTCCGTTGTCCTCGCACCACTTCACCGAAGCGAGCGGCACGAGGATCCTGCCTGCACAGCGGATCAGCACTTCTTGCCGCCCTTCTTCTTGGACTTCTTCACTTGCGGCCTCCCTTCTTCTTCGCGACACGCTCCGGCAGGCGCTTCGTGGACGAGGTCTTCTTCGCCCACTTCTTCGCCGTCTTCGGCATCGTCGCGAACATGAACCGCTGCTGGGCCTTGCTCTTGAAAGGCATCAGCGGCCCTTCTTCTTCGCCATCGACTTGCCAGTCTTCTTGGCGTAGGCCGCAGCCTGCATCTTGCCCATCTTCGTGTACGGGAACGACTTCTTTCCTACCTTCGGCATCACTTGCTCTTCTTCCAGCCGCTCTTCATGGCGGCGTATGACTTCGCGCTCACGGTTGACTGCGACTTGGGGCGCGAGATCCCAAGACGCTTGCGACGGTTGATGTTGCCCACCAGCGAGTTCTTCGCCATGTCATTGCACCTTCTGCACGAGATTCATCGGAACCGACGAGAACGGAGACTTGCCCTCCGACATCATCTTGCGGGCATGGGCGATCGCCTTGCGGATGATCGCCTCGTTGGGCATCTCGCCGTACTCCGATGCCACGAGAACCTGATCGATCTCCTCGCGGCTCATGCCCGGGACCAGCGTCGGAATCTGAACCTCCTTGCCGTCGATGTCCACGCCGACCGAGTACTCGGTGACCTCCTCGCCCGACTTGTTGCGGAACGGGCCAAGCCATCCGGCACCCTTCGCCGTGCCGTCGGCACGCTGCGTCTGCGGGTCGAACCTCGCGATCATCGGCGGTATCTGCATCTCAGCACCCCCACCTCTTTCTCGCGGCCTTGCCGCGCTCGCCCGTCCACGACCTCGACCTCGCACAGAACGACTTGTGCCTCGGATTGTCCTTGTCCTTCGTCGGTGCCTGCAACTTCGAGCCCGTGGCACGGTTGTACCGCGCCCGGCCCTTCGCCGTCAGGCCCGCACCCTTGGAAACAGGCAACTTCTCCCCGCGACCCACCGCCAGACTCGGCCCGCGCTTCCTAGCCATTGATGACCTCCTCGTGCTTCAGGATGCTCCCCAACGTGTCGCCACCGTACATCGGCTCCTCCTCAACCGGGGCTCCCGCCTCGTCGCAAAGCAGCAGCGCCCCAGCACACGCGATCACACGGTCGCCGTGCGACTCCCTCGCCCCGCTCGAATCGTCACGCCTCGACCCCGCCTCGATGCTGCCATCGTCAAGCACCACATATTCGAGCATCTCGTCGAGGCACTCGCCGCTCGGCACCACACACTCGCCCTGAGCGATCGCCCGGCTGAGCCCGCCAAGCAGCGCCCGCTTCGCCCGCTTCGTGCTCGTCCAGCCCACCCGCATCGTCCGGCGCTCGTCCTTCGTCCCGTCCACCCGCTGGCGGTAGATGTTGCGCCACCCGGCGCGCTCGAAGTCGTGGAACAACGACGCCCCGGGACCGTTCGTCTCCCAGCCGATCAGCGCCTCGCGCCGACCACGCCACACCCGGCGCATCGCCTGCGCCACCTCCAAGGCAAGGTCGTAGGTCGGGATGTTCGGATCCACGAACTCCGCCACCACGCGCCGGGCCTGAGCGTCCATGACACACGCCACCGCGTTCGCGCTGCCCGTCCCGTACGACGGGTCGAGGAACACCACATAGTCCGCCACGCGGTCAGGCTCGCCCCACACGCGCCACCTGCCCTGCGGCGACGGCTCCAGCCTGCCCTTCACCACCTCGCACCGCCTCGGCTCGGCGGCGTTCTCGTCGCGGTGGTTCGTGATCGCCAGCGCCGAGAAGAACGACGCGCCGCTGCCGATGTTCTCGGCGAACACGTTCTGCGCGAGGTCGATGCGGTCGCGGCGCGGCAACTGGTCCGCGAGCCACGGCGTCCACACATACCGCGCACCGACGAACCCCGTCACGCTGCCGTCGATGTCCTCGCGGTCCTCGCGGCCCGCGCCCTTCTCGGGGTGCTGCCAGTACATCAACTCGACGAGCCGTGGATCGCCGGAGGTCCGCGCCTTCGACACGAGCCGTGCGTACTCGGTGCCCGCGCCGATCGGCGTCGAGACGGCGATGCGGCACGATGTGGTGTCGGCGGCGGAGCGCCACGCGGCGTCCGCGTTGTCGAGCGCGGCGAACTCGTCGAACACCACGAGCGTCCGGCGGTCGCCGCGCCCGATGTGTTCGGTGCTGGCCTGCCCGGTGATCGTCGCGCCGCTCTCGGGGTGACGCAGCATCAGGTGCTGCCTGTACGCGCCGCCCTTCTTGAACTCGTCCGCCTTCGCTGGCAGCAGCCACCCGGGCTGCGAGGCGAGGAGGTAGTCCAACTTCCAGTACAGCGAGCCGGGGTCGCCCGTGCGATCGACGAGATCCTCGACACGCGACACCATGAGCGCCTGCCATGCGTGGAACTGCCAGCCCCACAGCGAGACGGCGGAGAGGAGCCACGACGCGCCCATGTCGCGTGTCTTGCGAACGATCACATCGCGGCCCTCGCGGACGCACTCGATGATCGAGTCGGCGGCGGCGACCTGACACGGCCACAGGACGAACGGCGTGTGCGGGTACTCGACCGGACGCTCGCGTCCATCGAGCGCGATCTCCTTCACGCGGTATGTCCACGCGCACGACTCGCACCACAGCGCGAAGTCCGATGCGAACGCGGCGCGTAGATGCGGCTGCTCCTTCGCGGTCGCGCCGTACACGCGCTCGCGCAGCGCCTTGATCCGCTCGTGTTCAGTTTGCGGTCGAGGTGATGCGGCCACGCGCACCCCACTCGGCGAGGAAGCGCGAGCCCTGCGTGGACTCGCCGCTCTCGATCTTGATCGCGCCGCCGTTGGCCCCGGTGTGTTCGAGCGACACGCGCTCGCGGTACTTGTGCGGCTTCAACGCCTTGAGCCGGAAGATCAGCAGCGTCATCGCGCTGCGGTCCATCTGCCGCTGGCCGTGGATCGCCTGCTCGGCAATCTTCTCCAGCCGATCTCCGATGTCGCGATCGAGTGCTTCGAGCCGGGCGTGGAACTCGGGATCGCTGCGCCACCGGGACGGCGTGGTGGTCGCGACCCCGGCCATCGCACACGCCGTGTCCCAGCCGTTCTCGACCAGCGCCGAGAGGAAGACCTCTTTAGCGTGTGCAATTTCCCCTGCCGCGCTCTTGGGAGGACGCCCCGGCCCTCGCTTCTTCAGCGGGCTCGCAGGCTGTGCTGGGCTGGTCTCGGCCATGCCGGGCTGCATACCACGATTCTGGAGAAATCTTGGAATTTCGTTGGAAAGTTGGGGTTGCACGGTGGCGCATCCCGATCTATGCTTGTGGTGCATTGTGGTGAAGGAACCACAGGCACTCACCCCTGACCGAGGACACGACCATGACGATCACCGCTGCCCACCTCGCCCCGCCCGCCACCGTCGAGACCGCCAAGGTCCGCTACCGTCTCGCGACCCACATCAGGTGCCGAATCAGCCGCTGCGTGAGCCTGAACGCCCGCGACAACTTCGCGGCGATCGACTACGCGCAGGCCGAGTTCCGGGGCGCGATCGACCTCGCATTCGAGATCGGCGCGATCGACTGGCACACCCGCGTCGAGTTGATCGGCATCAACGACCGGATGGCGCGTCTGCACGGCGCGATCGTCAAGTGGCACCGCCGCAAGGTCGCCGAGCGCGGCGTTCGCCCCGATGCCAGCATGGTCTCCGCCGATGCGCTGGTGGGAGCCAAGCGCCTTGCCCGCCAACTCGACCCCACCACCACCACCGCCTGACACCACACGCACCACACACGAGGACACGACCATGTTCGCCCTGATCCTGATCACCTTCGCCGCCTCCTGCGCTGCCCTCGCGGCCTTCGCCATCGTCTACCCCATCGCCTCGGACGCCGTCCGCAGCATCCGCACCCGCTGACTGTGCCCTGCGCCTCCCCCCGTGCGAGCGGGGGGCTGGCGCTCGTCACCGTGACGCGCACCACACCCTGACCGAGGAGACACCCATGACCTTCATCACGGACCCGCAGATCACCCTGACGCTCGACGCGTACTTCGTGCAGGACCTCCGCCTGCGCTGGATGGCGACTAGCGCCCGCCGGGCGCTGGCCTACGCCCGTGCCACGCTGTACGTCCGCACCGACTTCTACCGCGAGACGATGAGCCGCCTCCCGTGCGGGGATCAGGACGCCGCTGCCGAGCGCATCGAATCGCTGGAATACGGCCACGAAGCCGCGCTCGAACACATCAAGATCCTGACCACCGCCATCGAGTCCGCCGGGCTTGTCCCGGTCGATTCGACCACCTCGGGCTTCGGCGGCGACATCGTCACCCAGCACGAGGCGGCGATCGAACTGCTCGCGCTGGCCCTCGCGCTGGCCTCGGTGAAGGGCGAGAACCACAAAGCCCTGACCGACGCCGTCACCCACCAGCAGGCGCTGCTGGAGCGCGTCATCGCCCGAGCCGGATTCTGACACCACGCACCACACACCACGAGGAGACACACACCATGCCACGCACCACCAAACTCGACCGCCTCCGCGCCGAACGCACCAAGGCGCTCGCCATGGTCAAGGCTTGCGAGGACGGCCACCGCCGTGCCGTCGCCGCCCTGCCCGAGACTGCCATGCTGGCCGACGCCCGGCGCGAACACGAGGCCGCGTCCATCGCCTACATCCGCGAGCATGAGCGAGCCCAGCGCCGTGCCGAGATCCGCACCGAGTACGAGGTGCGCGAGATCGACGAGGACGGGGACGCGATCGACTGCTGGATGTTCTCCTCCCGGGAGGATGCCATCCGCCAAGCGACCCGGCTGCACGGGCGCAGCCCTTCCGATCACGCCGTGACCGTCGAGCGCGAGCGTGACGGTGACCGGAAGACCATTTGGCGTCGCGGCTCCGATGCCGCCCTCGAAGCATGGGAGGGCAACGCGACGGCGTGACCCACGCGCAACGCCCCACCTCCCGGCGCGAGCCGGGGGGACGGGGCGGGTCGCGTGACCCGCATTCACACCTGACCGAGGAGAACGCCATGAAGACCGTCCGAATCCGATTCACCACCGACACACAGTTGACGATCGATGCCAGGATCGACCTCTCGTCCGACCGGGGGCACGAGCCCCTGACCCTGACGGTGGCCGTGTCCGTTTGCGGAGATCCCGTCTGCTGCCTCGACGAGGATCTCGAACACCTCCGCCCGATCTACCGCGCCACGGCATCGACGCTGGTCGCCGCCGCCCGGGCGCTCGATGACGCCCGCGAACTGTTCAACCACGGCGAGAGCGGCATGGAGGATGGCATCCGCGAGGCGCTGTGGGAGATCGTCCGCAATACCGTCGCCGGGCTGCTGATGGATCTCGGCGACACCGACGGCATCCGGCTCAAGGGTCGCCAGTTGCTCGGCTGCATCGTCACCGACATCATCAGCGTTCAGGAAACCGACCACGACAACGCCATCGACACGGGCGCTCTCGTGGCATGGGAGCGCGGGGAACTCGATGACGATCAGACCGCACGGCTGTTCCAGCGCCTGATCGACACCGGGACCATCGGGCACCTTCAGGGCTGCTACCAGCGCGAGGCCATGCGCCTCGTCGCCCACGGCACGTGCCGGGGCCGCTGACACCACACCACACGAGGAGACCCAGCCATGAAGACCGACACGCACCCCACCTGCGCCCTGTGCCTGCAACGCCTCGAACGCCGCCGGGACGGGCTCGACGCCCGCGCCATCGGCGTGTGCCAGCCCTGCTACGACGGCACCAGCGACACCGCCCGCAGGCTGCACACCGAGTCCGCCGTCCGCACCATCCGCAAGGCGCGAAGCGTTCGCGCCTGACACACCACACGAGAGGAGACACACCATGAACCCCATCGCACGATCCGAAGCGCAACGCCTGTTGCAGGCCCAGCGCGACTACGCGAAGACCCAAGCGGAGATCCGCGCCCGGGTCGATGCCGAGATCGCCCGCCGCGCCGAGCATGACCGCCTGCACCCGCAGCCGGGCATCATCAACTCGTGCCCGCATTGCGGGCGCGACTGCGAGCCCGGGGAGTCGCTGTGCGGCGATTCCGATTGCCCCCGTCACGACTGACACCACACCACGAGGAGACACACCATGACCGATCACCAGTTCGAGATCGAAGTTCGCGTCCAGTTCGCGATCGTCCACCGCGCCACGCTGAAGGACCGCTGCCATGACGGCGCGGCGCTCGAAGCGCGGGCCATCACCCAGCGACACGGGCGCGGCGCAGTCGGCAGCGTGTTCATGCTCGCCGACAACGGGGAGTGGCTCCACGCCTACACCGTGGTCGGCGAGGAGATCGCGCCCGGCCCCGACTACGACGCCGTCGAGCGCCTGAACGCGGACGGGCCGCGCTGGTGCGACCATTGCGGGCAGCGCGTGTATCCGCACACGGCGCGGTTCGTGCCATCGCTGCGGGTGCCGATCGACTCCGCGAACGCGGGCGAGAGCGCCATGCTCTGCCGCAAGTGCCATGCAACCCACGAGGAAGGCGGCACGTTGCTCGCCGACCGCGACCCCATCACGGGAGCCGAGTACGGCTCGCTCACCTGACCCAACACACTCACGAGGAGAACGCCATGAAGACCATCACGATCAAGACCGCCAACGCCTGCCACCCGCTCGCACCCGCCGTGCTTCGCCAACTGGGCGGGGGGAGGGAGGCGATCAGCGCCGCCCTCGACGCCGCCAAGCACGGTGCCGACGCCGGGTTCCCCGGGTTCACCTACTGCGCCGACACCACGGCATTCGCCATTCGCAACCGCCTGAACATCGGCTACTCGCTGGCCCAGCAGGCGGAGGAACTCGGCGAGGACGGCCCGGTGTCGCTGGTGCGCGAGTTCCGGTGCCTGAACGACCTCTCCAAGACCGACCGCCTGCCGTCCGAGCGGGCGATCGCACTCGCCATCTACGGCGGGCGCATCCGCCCCGGCGACGACGACCTCGCCGACGAGGTGGGCTACATCCTCAACGCCATCGCATGGTGGGCGCTCGAAGAGGTCGGTCGCGCCATCGAGGCGGAGGCGGAGCGATGAGCCGCCTCGCACTCGCCGTCACGCTTTCGTTTCACTTCGCCCGGCTCGCCCGGGTCCGCACCACACGCGGCAGCAGCCGCAGGAGACACTCGTGAAGTACCTCGTTTCGTTCGTTTCGCTCGCCCTCGTCGCCGCCCCGTCGGCGGCGCAGGATCTCGCCATCCCCGTCGGCAGCACGTGGTTCGTGAATGGCAAGCCCGTGTCGGACTTCGGCTGGTTCGTCATGTGGCCGGGCGGGGCGGTCAACCGCTACCCGGGCGGGATGATCGGCGGGCACGGGCTCGACACGGTCCCGGGCATCCTGCCGGGCAACCCGTGGGGGCTGGCCCCCGTTTCCCCAGCAGCGGCCCTAGGATCGCCTAGGATCGATCCGCAGCCGTGGTACGGGCCTCCGGCCATCGCCGAGCCCCTGACGCGCTGGAACGGTCCTAGCGCCTTTGACGCGAGCCTCTCGTGGCGGTGGTGACCCGGTCACCCGTCCGATCCAACCTCCTCGGGCCGTAAGTCCCTACGACGGGATCCCTTACGGCAGGCAGCGCCCGGTGTCATGGCCGGGCGTTGCTGTTTCTATGCCCGGACGCGACCGGGGCTCGCGCCCATAGCCACGAGGCACCGGGCTAGAAGACCTTGAACGCCTCGACCGGGATCAGCGCCACGCGCTCGATGTCGGCGGGGTCGTTTCGGTCCCGGCGGCCCCCGGCGGCCACCTCGTGGGGGGCGTCGGCAAGGTTCACCCAGCCCCGGGCATCGGACCACGAGACGAGGAGGATGGGTGCGATGGTCCGGGCGGACGCCTCGGCGAGCATGGCCTCGACCTTCGCGTGGCTGATGAGGTAGGTGGGGTAGGCGTTGATGCCGTTCGTGCGGCACTTCACCTCGACGATCGCGACCACGTCGCCGTCGAGGGTGGCCTCGAAGTCCCAGTTGCAGAGCGGCGGGCACTCGTGGGCTTGGCACCCGTAGGACTGGCAGAACCAGCCCATGACGGTGCGCTGCCTGTTCCGGTCCTCGGCTCGTTCGTAGGTGGGTCGCATGGAAAGGGATCCCGACGGCCAAACGCCGGGATCCCATAGGCCCACGCTTCGGGTGCGTCAGTCACCGTGGCGTGGTTCGGCGGGCATCGTACTGGCCTCGATCTCCAGTAGCCCGCGCTTCTCGCCGGGCGGCAGCACCGAGATCTCGACGCACCGCACGACGGCATCGTCCTTCCACCACCCGGCGTCGGTGAGGCCGTCGATGTAACTCTTGCAGCGCGAGAGGGCGTTGTCGCAGTCGAGGAGGCGGCGGGTCGGGCAATGCCAGCGAATGACCAGCCGCACGGCGTCGAGCGGCTCGCCACGAGGCACCGCCTGCGCGGCGATGAACGCGGTCATGCGGTCGGCGTTCGCGGCGCGGTGGCGCACGACCCAATGCCCCCGCGAGTTCGCGCCCTTCAAGGCCGGAAGCGGCAGTTCAACGCGAAGGCGGCTGGTACTCGTCGCCATTTGCGATCCGCTCCATCGCCTGCTTCATGTGCTGGTGGAGTTTGGCGACGTTGCGCTTCGCGACCGGGCCGCAGGCTTCGAGCCCGCCGAGGTACTGCAACTTGAACATGACGTAAGTCGCGAGTTCGTCGAGGCTTGACGCGGCGAGCGCGTGCGCCGACTCCCTCGCGATCGACTTGTCGAGTTGGTTCTTGAGGTGCCGCGCATACGCCTGCGGCCCCATCACCGCCATCGTTTCCTGTGTGGTGTCCATGACCCTTCTCCTTGGCATGAAGTGTGGTGATTGTACCACCTCGAAAAAGAAATCGCCCCGCCTTGCGACGGGGCTTGCGTTTGCACTCGGCTGGCGGCTAGAGTGCTGGTTCCTCAACCAAACGCGCTCGCATCATAGCGCACGAGCCTCGCGGGGCGATGATGCCGCAGACGATCCCGGCGCGGTAGGGGATCAGGGTGATAGACGCAGGTGCTGACCCTACCCTGCGCCAGTCCTTCGGACTGCGCTCCTCGACGATGGCAGCGGCTGGTTGACCCCCAGCGAAATGGTGAGAATCGTCGCAACGGGAAACCTCGCATGGCTCCGGCCGGGCTGAGAATCCTGAGACCTCGGATGCCCGGGGTCTCGGTGTTCCTGCACCCACCAGCCGAACTGGAAGCGAGTCAGGCACGGCGGGGGTGCTTCCGGCAGTAGTCGATGGCCGAGGCAAGCGCCTTCGGGGTGACGAGTGCCATGTCAAACCTCCTCCTCACCGCCTGAATCTCCTCCGCGCTCGCTTCCGCCACCGTCTTCTCCGCCCAGCGTTGAAACTCCTCCTCCTCCGCCTGTGATGGGCCTTGGACGGACACGAACCGTGCCTCCGGCGGACGGCCGACGGCAGGGCGGAGGTGGGTGGTGCGCTCGCAATACTCCGCATGGATCCGGGTCAGGTCGGGCACGGCCTGACGCACGAGGCGGTGTCCCTCGATGATGGTGCGGAGGATGTCCTGATGGAGCGATCCCCACCGCTCGTTGAGGATCCTCCCCTCCGCATCGGACGGCTTCCACTTCGGCCACAGCGCCGCCATCAGGCGCTTGTTGTCGTTCCATGTCGGCTTGTCATCCATCGCCCATCGCCTCCTCGATCATGTCGATCCTCATCCGGTTCACCCACAGGGGAGTCGCCTCCCCGACGTACGCGCCGACCACGTTGAACTCCATGTGTTCGGTCGCCTCCTCCTCGGTCATCTTGTCCCGGCGCATGAAGTGCTTCACGGCCTTGTCGTAGTCGTAGACGGCACGGACATGGCCGCTCCACTCCCGCGTCAGGCCGATGAATGCGCGGTCGAGCCCCATCACGAGCATGATTTGCTTCTGTTCCTTCGCCATCATCCTTCTCCCGAGTAGAGGGTGCGTTCCAGTTCCGCGAATCCCATGCTCGGCATCCGCTTCACGAGCCAACGATACTTCTCCTGCATCCGGTTCAGGCGGTCGCAGACGAGCCAAGCGTTGTGGCGGCAGTCGAGGTCGAACTGCTCCTGTTCCGATTCCTGATCGCTGTAGCGCACGAGGTGCCGGACCACGTCGCCCGGCAGCGCCGCGTACTCGGTGACGGTCCAGCGCGGCAGCGTGAAGCCCTGCTCGTCCGCGTGTCGGTCATAGTTTGTCACAGAAGTCCTTTCTGTCCCAGCAGTCCCAGCCGCGATCCTCGGCGCACTCACGCGGCGGCTGCGTCGATGCGTAGCACACCTCGCGCCGTGCCGCATCGCGCTCGGCGGTGAGGGTCTCGATGGTGTCGGCGGCTGCACGCATCAGCGCCGCGTCGAGACCTCCCGTCTCGCGCAGCCGCTTCACGATGTGTTCCATGTGTGTCATGCCAGCACCTCCTGCACGGGGTCGGAGACGAGCCAGTCGCACAGCGCCTTCGAGATGGTGGCTGGCTGCGTCCACGCATCGTCGCGCTCGCACACGATCGAGAACCTCGCCTTGCGCTTGCCTCGCACGACCTCGATGAAAACCACCTTGCGCTCGCCGTCCGGCAAATCTTCGAGCGCAGGCTGCACCTGTCTCGCGTGGACCATGCCGATGTCGAACGCGGCGATCACGAGTTCCGCCTCCAGCAGCGCCGACTCGTGCGTCGCCTTGAAGGCGATCACGACGCTCGTCAACTTCTTCCCGTCGCGCCAATGCTGGAAGTCGATCGACCACTTGGGCCTGCGTCTCATTCCGTGCCTCCCATCGGGAACAGGGTCATCGCCGTCGCCGGGACGCACACGATCCGGGGACGCCCGGCCGTGCCCTTTCGGACACGGCCGGAGTCCACGATCAGCCCGAGCGAGCGGAGTTCGCTGCAACGCTTCCACCAGCAGCCGCCGACCCCGGCGACCGCAGCGGCCTCCTCGTCGGTGAGCCCGTCCGGGTGCTGCTCGAACGCACGGAGGATGGTCTCCCGCTGGGTGACCGCCGCCTCGCGGATGCTTCGATCCGCGTAACTGCTGGTCCACGGGTCGGTGACACGGACGCACGCGATGTCAGAACGGGATTTCGTCATCGGACAAGTCCTTGTGCGGCCCGGACTGCGCTGCGCTGGAGGCGACTGGGACGCGACGCATCTCGGTGATCTTGGCCTTCGCCGCCTTCGGCGCGTCGGCCGGGGGCTGCTCGACCACGATCGACACCTCGCTGCCGACGGCGTCGTGCAACGCCTCGAACAGGTCGGGGTTCCACACGTTGAAGCGGCCGCCGCTCGTCGTGACCGCCATGAACGGCGACCGCGACTTGTTGTTGGCGACCTTCTCCTCGACGCCCTCGATCACGACGGTCATGTACTCGCCGTCCCCGTCCCCCGCCGGGAGGGAGGAAGCACCAGCCGAAGCGGCGCTCCCTCCCCTTCCGGGGGACTGATCAGCCACGGCAGCAACCGGGGCCGGAGTGGATGGCTCGCGCATGGTAGCAGACTGGACCGCCACCTTGAGGGCCGTGAGCCCGGACGCCTTCGGCACCGACGGCTCCGGCGGCAGCGGCTTGCCCGCTCCCGGGATGGTCTCGACCTCGGTCTCGTCGAGGAACCCCAGCCCGCAGATGGAGAGCGTCAGTCGGCGCTTGGCCTTCGTCTCGCACTTCATCAGGGCGTTGGCGAGCGCCTCGCCCTTCAGCCCGCCGATCGAGAGGACCGCCGAGGACTCGTCCTCGCGCCCGGTCTTGTCCCGGCCGCGTGCCACGACCTCGAACAGGCCCATCTCGGCGATGTGCCGCCGCTCCAGCGCCAGCACCGACACCGAGTTGATCTTCCGCAACTGCTCGGAGCAGGCGCGGGTCGCGTAGCACACCAACTTCCCGTTCAGCGGGATGAACTCGAAGGGCCGCGTCAGCGGGTTGAGCCCGAGGCTCTCGCACAGGCGGTTGACGTACGACACGCGCTGCTCGGCGGTCAGCCGCGACAGGTCTCCGCCGACCAGCACCTGCTCGATCGACTGCGCGGCCGACTGGCCGCTGGTTCTCATCAGTTCAGACATTGCAGTTCTCCTCTGCTTGGATGCGTGCGAGAGCCCACGACGGGATCCCGATCTCTGTGACGCCCTCGTACCCCTTCGGACCATCCGACAGGTAGGAGCGGTACTTCTCGACAAGCCTCATCATCGTCGGCTCGAATGAAGCAACTACTTCATCCTTGAACCGATACACGGCGACCGCGTGCGGTGCCGCCTTCTCCACCACCACGAACACGAAGTGCTTCGGGTCGAGCCCGCACAGGCGTGCCATGTGCAGGTAGAAAGAGCATTGCAGGCCGTAGCCGAAGTTCCACACCGACCGCTCGAACTCGTCCTTCGAGGCGCTGCCGCTGGTGGTCTTCACGTCCACGATGATTCCCTCTCCTCCGACCTCGACGTAGCGATCGAACCGTGCCTTCGCCTTGATGCCAGAGACCTCGGCGAAGAGCGAGAGTTCCGCCTGCCCTTCGAGTTCCCGGCATACCTGCGCTGCATCTGGGTTCGCCATCACGGCGGCGCTCATCGCCGCAACCTCGTCACCTTGGTCCGAGGTCAGCACGGTCTTGCTTCCCGTGGTCATCAGGAAGTTGTCGTAGATCGCCTTGCCTTCCTTGGTCCGGCGGTCAACCTTGGGTGCCTCGGCGAAGTCCCGGCCCCACAGGTGTGGTGTCAGGACAAGGCTGTGGAGCGCACGGCCGACGGCGAACGCCGGGCTGTCGGCTGGGTTGGCGATCTCGTGGGCGAGGTGCAGGCTGGTGGCACGGTCCAGCACCTTCAAACGCGATGCACTCATCGCGTCGTACCCGTGGTAAAGTGCTTCGGGCAGGCCGCGCTCGATGTGCGGCCACGATTCAGGCTCGAATCTCAAATTCAAAGTGACTTCTCCTCTCGTGCCGTGTGGCTTCACAGCCCACGGCACTTCTCATTTCTTCTTGGCGGGTGCGGGCGAAGCGGCTTCGGCCGTCGCCTCCTTCAGTTCATGCTCGTACTGGTCGAGCAGCATGGAGACGAGCGCGGACTGGGTCCATCGCCCGGCCCGGGCGAAATGCTCGATCCGCTGCTTGACGTGACGGGGAACCGTCAGCGTCGCGTGCCGTCGGGGGGCGGGTTGTGTGTCCATGAGGCATACCTCCTTTCTGTGGTGAATGCACCACAGATACAAGGTACGCACCACTCAGGCGGCTGTCAAGGGCTCGGCTGGGTGGCTTTGCGGATTCTTTCGAGCCGCTCCAGTTCCGCCATCCGGCGGCGCTGGGCAGGGGTCAGGGTGCCTTCCCGCTCCCGCTTGCGGTACTCGGTGAGGAGCCTCGACGCCGGGGGACGGACCTGCTCCGCCGTCCGCACGATCGTCCTGATCGGGCTCACCACCGGGATGCCGCCCAGTTGCAGCGTGGTCCCGGTCACGTCGGCGAACCCACGGGCGCGGTTGCGCCTGAGTTCAGGGATGCGAGCCCGCTCCGTCGGCGTGAGCGTCCCCTCGCGCTCCTTGCGTTCGTACTCCATCAGGGTGGACGTTGCTTGCGTTGCGCCTGCTGCCTGCTTTGCGGCGTCGCCGATCATGCGGATGGCGAGCGGCTCCATCACGTCGTCGGCCATCTCCGGGCTTGACATCGCCGCCTCGACGAGGCCCGAGGCGATGATGCCGCTGTACCCGGCCACCGACGAGACGGCGTCCGCCGCCAGCCCCGAGGCCGAGTACTTCATCTCGCGCTCCATCAGCATCCGGCGGATGATCTCCTCGTCCTCCTCGTCTCCGCCGAACAGGTTGGCGACGGCGAGCCCGGCGAGCGCCCACAGCGGGTTCACCGCAGCGGCAAGCGCCATGTTCCCGGCGATTCCCGCCGTCGTGCGCCCGATCTGCACCGGGTCGCCCGACATGATCGCACGACGCAACTGGTTGTGGCCCTTCAGCGGGTCCGACGAGAACGGGAACAACACGCGGCCGATGCCCTTGTTGAACTTGTTGACGGCCGCATACAGCGTGTCGTCGAGCGCGTCGCTCACGTTCTGCGTCCTGCGGAAGGCATCCTCCGCCATCTGCGCCGCCATCCGGTCCACCTGCGCGTCGGCCATGCCCGGGTTCCGGCGCTTCAGGTCAGCACGGAATCCCTCGAACGCGACCAGCATGATCTGCCGATCGACCGCACGGATCACGCCGTCGGCGCTCCGCGAGATCTTGCCGACGGTCATCGTCCCCTCTCGCAGCGCCTGCGCGGCACGCATGAAGTCGCCTGCCGCCGCCGACTCGCCGAGCGTCGCGAGGCTCCGGCCCGTCGCCTGCATCGCAGTCACCCACTGCTCGGTCCCGGTGCGCGGGTCGCCGATGACGTTGGCGAAGATTCCGATCTGGCTCCGGCGGTGGCGATCGTACAGGTATCCGTTCAGCCCCTCGATGTAGGCGATCCGTTCCTTGCGCTGGGCCAGCGTCATCGCCAGCGACCGCGCCGATCCCTCGGCCAGCGCCGTCGGCGACATCTCGCTCGACAGCCTGAACGCGCCGCCCAACTGGCGGATCCACGTCTTCGGGTTGAGAGTGATCAGGGCACCCGACACGTTCGAGTTCAACTTCTCGATCAGGTCGTTCGTCGGCCGTCCCGACAGCCCGACGCCGTTCAGCACCAGTTTCCGCACGGCGTCGTTCGCGCCGTCGCCAAGCACCCGCTCCATGCTCGTCCGCACGGGCGTCGTCTTCAGGACGCTCATCGCGTACCTGAGCGGCAGCGACAGGTGGATCAGCCGCAGCGACTCGTCAATGTGCGAGTCCATCGTCCGCATCAGGCCGGACACCACGAGCGTGGACCGCGCCGCGACGCGCTCCTTCAGGAACCCGGCGTTCGACAGCATCGTCGAGACCACCTGCGTCGGGTCCATGTTGATGTCGATGTTCGCGTCGCCGATCTCGTCGCCGAGGCGCTGGCGCGGGAAGTACCCGACCACCGTGTCCGGCTGGCGTCCGTTGATCTGGAAGTAGATCTCGAACGCCATCGGCCGGATGCGCTCTTCGAGGATCGCCTTCATGTCCTCGATCAGCGCACGCTGCTCGGCGGTCAACCCGGCGACGATCGCCGCGTGTTCCTGCTGCGTCAGCAGGATCGGGTCGCCCTTTCGGTAGGTCGAGAACACGATCGGCGAGCCACGGCTCTCCGGGTCGTTGGCGTCGGTCAGGAGCGACACCGTGTCCTCGTCGAACGCGGCGATATTCAGCATCATGTCCACCGGGATCATCCGGTCCACGCCGCCCATCCGCACCGTCACCGTCTCGGCGGACGTGTCCCCGTACAGCCCGGCGGCGCGGGCCGCATACCCGTCGTACCCGGCGTACCCGGCACGGCGCAGCGACCCGTCGATCGACTCGTCGATGGCCCGGCGTGCCACCGTCATGGCGTTCTTGCCAGCCTTCAACTGGTTCCACATCTTGCCCAGCACCCCTGACTCGCCACCTTCGAGGCGCTGCATCAGGGTGTAGGCGTCCATGTTCATGAACTCGGTCAGCAACTGGCGGACGATCCCGGGCTGCGGAGCCTGCGACGCCGTGGGCTGCGCCGGGAGCGGCGTCAACGTGTTGATCGTCGCGCCAAGCACCGCCGAGTCTGCGGCCACCTCCTCGGCACGCCCATCGCGCCCGGCCCGGTACTCCTCGCGTTCGAGGTCGAATGAATCCTGCGCGTTCGCGAGCGCCTGCCTCGCGGAGATGATCCGGTTCCGCAGGTCGATCGAGTCGGTGAACGGCAGCAGCCGCTTCTTGCCCGTCGCCAGCAGGCCGAACGCCGTGTCGAGTTGCGCCTTGATCGCGGCACGGGTGTCCGCCCGCAGACCGACCTTCTTCACCCGCTTCCGCAGGCGGTTGATGTCCGACACCGTCTCGATCGCCTCGGCGCGGTACAGATCCTGCATCACCCGGCGGGCGACCACGGCGACGCCGCTCGGCGTCCGCATCGTGGCGAGCGCATCGACATACTTGCCGCGCATCGAGCGAGGCAGCGACGAGATGATCTCCGCCGCCTGCTTGCGGATCTCGACCATCTCCTTCTTCGCCTCGGCCCATCCGGCGGCAGCGCCCTTTGCCTGCCCGGCGAACCACGCCCGCAGCGCCTTGCGCTCGGCACGCTCCGCCGCCTCGTCCCTCCGCAGTTCTGCCAGCCTGCGGGCACGCTCCATCCGCACGCGCAGCGCATCGTTGCGGGCGACCTCGCGGTCCAGCCGCTCGTTGAACGCGGCCATCCGGTTCTTGAACTTCGAGCGCAGTTCATCGCGCTTGGCGGCTGCCTTGGCCTGCTCGACATCGCGCACCTCGCGTGCGGCCATCTTGCGGCCCTTCATCACGCCAGCGACTTGCCCGGCACGGCGGCCGATCGCGAACGCCAGAGACGGCGCGTCGATCTTGCCGACCGAGCGCAGCCCGCGCAGCGCGGCCTTGAACTCCTTGCGTGCGTCGGCGATCTTCGCCTCGTCCCCGGTCTTGCGTGCCGCTTCGAGCGCGACGCGGGCGGCGGTCAGGCGCTTCCCGGCGTCCTTGATCTCGCCAGCCGGGACGCGGCGGCGGGCGGCGCGAAGGCCGGGAGCCTGCGTCGGACGCTCGTTGAAGATTGACTTGGCTTGGTTGGAATCGAAGATTCCGTAATTGATGACGCCGCGTTCCTGCGTAACGATGCCGTCATATCCGAGATTCCTGATGAACTCGACGAAGGTTGGTTCTTCAAGAACGTCCCAATCGCCGCGCATAGCACGAAACTTCCAATCCTCAGTCGCTCCCCATTGGTTCAGGATGGTCTCTGCTTCTTCTGTATTTCTGACATCGAACGGCTTCCGAATGTTCAGATATACGGGAATCAACCGTGCCGAGTAATTGACTCGCTTGCCGTCAACCTCGCGATACTTCGCAAACGCGAACTCAGAGGCTACGTCTGGCGATGTCGAAAAGAATGCAAGCAGCCCACCACGATCTTCGACCTTTCGACCGTAATCCTCAAACTGGTCGAAATCTTCCTGAGACATTGTCCCGTGGTACACGACCAGCGGCCTGCCCTGCTCGTCCACGACCTTGCTGTCGCCGAACCACGCACGCCACTCGGGCGTGAACTCGGAGAGTTCGCGGGGGCGGCGGGCCATGCGGATGTCCGTCTCTGCCACGTCGAAACGGCGCGAGAGCGGAATGACGTTGCCCTGATCGTCGTAGGTGAAGGGGTCGGCGGACTTGAACTGCTCCGGCCTGAACACGACGTAGTGCGTCGATGGCTCGGTCGGGTCGATCAGGTTCTTGAAGATGACACCATCATGTCCAGCGGCAATCGCTGCCTGAATCTTCGGCGTGAGCGCGAATTCGGCAGGAGTCTTGCCTTCAGCGTCATAGATCGCCGGGTTGTCGATCTTCGCCAGCAGGTGAAGAACGCGGCGGTTCGGCAGCGCGTCCGACACACGCTCATACAAGAACTGCGTCAGCGCATTTCGCGTTTCGCCTACTTTGCTCTGCGCTTCTTTCAGGCGCGGCGTGTTCCACCAAGAATCCGAAGACCTTGCACTATTGACGAATTCGTCTAGTTCACGATTGCGAACAATTGGATCTGGCGACAGGATGTCAGCCAACTTGTCCGCGAATATCTGCCGTGTTTCAGCGGCCCGCGCATCGATTGCTGCTTGAAGTTCGTCCAAGGCATCCTGATGCACGGCCTTCAGGCGCTTGCCTTCATCCGTGTTCGCGGCCTCGTCTCGAAGCGCGGAAATTGGTCCGCCGAACGCAAGGTCGAACACTCCACCCATGCCGATGTTGCGCGAGTATTCCTCGGCGACCTTTGGGTTGTCCGTGGCGAACATCCCGATTTGCGCCGATTCCGCCCCGGTCTTGGACCCGCCCTTCTCGATGTCAAACACCGTGAAATTAGGACCGTTGGTCCCGTGGTAGACCTCGAACCGATATCCGGCAGCAGCCCCTGCCTCGATCGCCATCCGCTGCCCGGTCGCCGTATCGCCGCGTGCGGCGGCGGCTAGGTATTCGGCGTCTGAGGCGCGGCGGCGGGCGGAGACTGTGCCGGAGACGACTGCGGTCGGACCCCATCCGTACTTGGCATCGAAGTCGCGGTTGACGGCCTCGACACGGGAACGAAGATCTGCGACCCGCTGGAGAAGATCGGGTCGCTGGGACTGAATTCGGCTTCGATAATCTTCACCATTTGGACTCCTCTGCCAGTCGTTTCCGATGTAGTCGCCATCGGAACGGAAACTGCGCGTCGTGACTGTACCACCGCCAAACGTGTCAGGCAAGGATTCGAGAACCTCTCGGACCCCACGCTGGAAGTCGGCGTTGGCAATGTCCGTGAAGTTCAGGATCCTCGCTCCGTCAGGGCGGTATGCGGGCGCAAGTTCCTGCGTGTTGAACTTGGCGATCACCGCCGAGTACAGCGCCTGCATCTCCTGCTGGTCGAGCGGACGTGCCGTCGTCAACTCGATGCCGTTGTGCCGGATCTTGGCGTCGTCGAAGACGGGCGTGTGGTAGACGACCGCGTCCTGCTCCATCACCAATCCGCGGATCGCGGCAGCGAGATCGAGCAGCGCCGTCGCCGCAGGCTTGATCTTTCGAGACTTGCCAGCCCCGGCAGACGGCACGGGCACGAACGTCTGCGCCCCGGCACCAATGTCGCCGAGCCACGCGCTGAACCCATCGACCGTCGTGCCCTGCGGCAGGCCGACCATGTCCGCGATGGCGTCGCGATTGTTTTCGGTCAGCGCCGCCTTGACGGCCTGCAAGTACTCGAACTTCTGCGCGAGCGGAGCGGCGTGGATGCCCGGCAGCGACCGCCCGGTCGATGTGCTTGGCGTCGCCTCCCATGACATCTGCACCATGCGCTCCCGGAGCGCGTCGCTGAAGTCGTACTTGCTCTGCTCGATGTCCGCCGTGTTCAGCGCATACGCCATGCCCATCTCGTGGGCAAGCCTGTAGTGCCTGTACCTGTTCTCGGCCGGGATGACGAACTTCTCCGTCTCCTTCCCGGTCTTCTTGTCGATCTCCTTGGTGACGGTGCCGATCCCTTCCTCGATCTCGCGCTCGCGCAGCGCACCGCGGAT